CGAGTCGTAAGCGTATTCTGTCTTACTTCCCGCCTTATGTGTACCTAACAACGTATGATGTGTTATCGGACCATAACCAGCTAACGGTATACCGTGATCTTTCTGGAAGTTGTGGTTAGCCGTCCTAGCGTAGTCTCCCCACGTTTCAGTAAACGTTCCCCATTGCATGTAACCAGCACGGCTCAATGCACGTTTTACTGCAACTACATCTTGTCCCTTTGTACCGAGATAAATGGGACGTGCGAGAGCTACGCTAGGAGGCGCCATGATTTACCTTATTACCGTAACGAGTGTTAAAGTCCTCGTTTTCACTCTCGTCTGCATCTACTCCCTGTGGCTGATCGTGCGCTAAATCAGCGTCATCAGGTAACGGTAATTGGTTCCCCTGTTGTGGTGTTGTCATCTTTGCTCTCTCCTTCTGCTAAACGTTTTTCAACCAATCTAACCAGTCTTGACCTACGTGTATAGATTGCCCCTGCAATCATACTACTTACAACGCTTCCACCTATGAAAACAGAGTTAATTAATATCCTCAACCAGTTGAATGCGGTACTCGGCTGAGTCATTGCAATGATGCCCAACGTTAGATAGCTGGCTTGAGTGATTACTCCGCCAACGTAAATTAGCATGGTTGTAGTTGCTACATTCTTTCTAAGACCAAGCTCACCATTACCTTGGCTCTCGTCCAGCCAATCTAAGTCCTGTTTGGACTTTTGTAATAATAGGAGCATGAACATAAAACCAAAGATCGCTACTGTAGTCCATACGATCTCTAGTATGCTTATTGTTTCTGTTACCTGCATTACTGTGTTAGCTCCTATTGACGCGTCATGTTTTTGTATTGTAACTCAACTAGCCGCAGACGTGCATTCATTTCTCGTTGAGCGGTTCTTTCCATTATCAATCTAGCTTGGAAACTTTCTTCCTCCCACTTCTTATCTTGCTTTTTATGACGCCAAGTCTTAAGCATTTTAACTTCCATCGTCCGTACTAACTGGGGTATTTTGAACGATCTTCTCGGAGATATTGACCCCTCGTAATGCGACTTGCATCCACATGGCATTGGACTCTTCGACTTTATCATAGCGTTCTTTTAGCTCCCTATATTGCCAGCCAAAGACCCACCAACGTCGTGTGCCTGATAAAATCACGAACGCTAATATGCCAATAATACCGCCGGTGTTGAGGTAGTCTGAAAGGTTTTTAGGACTATCAACAACTAATGATAATAAATGAAACATTAAGCAATAGTTGTAGCCGGAGTTAACCTAAAGACTTCTGCACGATCTATCCAGAAAGTTCTACTAACAGTATCATTATTAGCAACACGCATCAGAACGAAATACGGTGAAGCTACAACAGCCGCAGGTGCTATTGCCATAGCCGCTAAAGTAATTTCAGCACCGTATCCATCACCATTAATTCCACCAGTTGCAAAAGGCGAATTACCATTTATGTAGGTTACTGAATCTAACGGTGATCCGCCGAAATCTGTTGCAACACGAAATTCCCATCCAAATGATTTACCAGAAGTCATTGCTGTAGCACAAGCAACACGAATCATAAAGAAATAAAGACCTGGTACATTTAAACGAGGATTAAATTCATCCGTCATATCCATAAGTCCTGGACTTTGACCAGAACCAAATGGCGGGAATTGAAGTGACTCTAACCAGTCACATTGACCAGCAGCGCCACCACCAGCAACGGTTACTCCATTATCGAAACTGTATTGCATCCATTCCGCAGTTAATCCACCGCCGCCTCCAATCTCACTCCAAGCGTCATTAACATATTTCCACGCTGTGTCATCGGAACCTATAGCTACCTGACCATTAATAGCATCCTGAGGGAAGTTCGTAGGATCGTAAATAGGAACAGTAGGCGCTGAAACGTTTTTCAGCCGCTTGACCTCATTCTCTAGTTTAACGATTCTTTTGAATAGAACGTCGTAAGTGTCCATTATCCCTCAGGTATCCCAACGCCGGGAGCAGTTGCATAGATTTGTTTCAACGTAAACGAAACTTGCGCTAATCTCTCAGAACTGACTGTCGCTTGATAACTAACAAGCTGATGAGCACTATCTATCATGTGAGCTATCAAATCGTAGTTGATGTAGATAGCCTTTCCTTTGCGGAAAGTGCTCCAAAAGCCACTGATCCTTCTAGGATTCACAGTCATCGGAATATCATGCTGCGGGTTAAGATCAATAGAGAACTGCTTGTGAGTTTTAGCATCTAACTCGTCACGGTTACGAACATCACCGAAATCGTAGTTCTCGTCTAAACGAGTATATAGAAGCTGAGAAGCCGGTTCACCATACGTTGCCGCTAACTGAGTAGATGTAGCGAAGCCTGCACCCGATCCTGTGATATGAGTACAAGTAGGACCGTTGTTAGTAAATTGCAAATCATCAGGAGTTGCTGCTTCTGTGGAACCATCGAATGTAAACGATATAACAGGAGCAGCGTTGTTACCGAATCTATATGGAGAAGCCCACAGAACCTTCATATCGTGGCTAATCCACCAGTCGAATCCTTGTCCGATATTGCTCAGATCGTCTACGATCTGGAATAACTTGGTATTGTCTGCAAGCGTGAATTGGTAGTTCGTTGTTATACCAGACAGAGTAGCGAGAGCAGTTATATCGAAGATGATACGTTCAGGGACATTCATCGTCTGACTGAACAAGTCACCGAATATTCTAATCACGTCACGATTATTAGCCTGATAAACCAGCCCCGGCGGTGTAACAACTCCTGAGCCAGTTAGTTCGTCGCCGTCGAATGTATTGAGATACTGATAATCATTGACGTGAGTAGGTCTACCATCGAATGGGTACTGCCATCGTTCTAGCATATGCTCCCAAGTCTTGCCAGCTATACTAGTGAAGTCCGTACCCTTGACTGTATTAGCACTAACAATCGGACCAGCCTGTATAACAATGTTTCCGTAGCGAAGCCGATAGTAAGTCCTATAAGGGCCGACCCAATCATGGTGAACAATGAAACTACCATCTTGATCTTTCGCAGAGAAACTAACCTGGAATGCGCAGTTACCTACTCCACTAATCATATCGTCGAATGTAAGACTTTCGGGATAAATGCTTATAAAGCTTCCAGGCGTGAATGTAGGATCAGCCGATATATCGACCCAATATGTTCCATCGGCAGATACAGTAGGCATGATTAAATAATCCCGTCGTCAGTATCGAAAGAACCCCAATAACCAGAAGGATGCACGAAGAACTCTTCGTATGACGGAGTGGTTATTGTTATTACTGTAGCTATATCTTTAATCGGTCCTGTGTCTAAAGCTGATACTTTGGTTCTAGATGTTGCTCTGACAGGATCAACGAACTGTGATATCTCGTTAGATGTAACACCAGTAACAGATGGTATAGTTCCTGAATCGGTGAAGATCGTCATTACGACCAGTAATACTTATCAGAGGTCGTCTGACCTACGAACCAAGGATCGGTGCTAACGAAAGTAAGAAGGTACTTAGAATAACCCGGATAGCCGCCTACATTCGGTGCGCTAAAAGCTGAAATAGTAACATCGCAACCTAAGTCCTCTGTCATACCAGATAGCGTTATAACTAGGGAACCGTTGTTACGAACCGTAGGATGCATACCACTCGTACCATCATTAGGATCACCGAACAGAGCTAATGCGAGAGCAAGTCTCTTGGCTACATAATCGCTAGCATCATTAGCAATTAAATCACCTTCGATGTTCAATTCCATCTGACCACGATAAGTGAACGTAGGCCAGATACCATGTTGTTCCATTTTATTGCGTGAGAAATCAGTACGTTGAGTAACCTGAACATCGAGGTTAGTGAATGGAGCGATATCATCGTTCAAGTTGTACGTAGCTGCTGTTTCAGCATTTGTGTAGACACAAGCAGTTATCACGGTGTCACTCCATACTTAGTCTTGCGAGCGAACTCTGCATGACGTAACTGCGCCTTTACGCTAGTATGCTCACTAGTCGGCGCTGTAACGTGGTAGTGCGTATGATACTGTACGCCCTGAGTAGTCCTTGTTGTAGTACCGACCACAGGACGAGTATTTGTGTTGTGAGGATTATGTGCAGTATGTCGTGCTGCGTGTGCTGCTGCGTGTCTAGCAGCCGCTCTAGCAGCCGTAGTAGTAGGATGATGAACCTCAGGAACGGTTACACCGAACATATCCTTGATGATGCTCTTAATCTCATTAGCAAGACCAAGCCGCTTGTCGCGCATACCTGCAATCATCTGCTCAGCTATCTTGGCACCGTATTTACGGTAGTCCTTGAGTTGATCCTTTAACTGAGAGATTGTCTGCTTATGCAGCAACTTCTGTCCTTGATCGAATGCAGCGGTGTATTGCTTCCATTGAGATTTACCCATTCCAGCAAGCGCACGAATCGCAGGTAATGCCTGAGGACCAGCTTGTATAAGTTGGTTAATTAACTCCTTAGGCGCACCGCGCTTTTGTAGCTTGCCAATCTCTTTATAGAAGTTTCTGAACTGAGCATTCTGAGAACGAATGTCCTTTAAGTAGTCTCCACCGCGAGGCTGATAACCGTACTGTATCTGGTTCTGCTCTCTAGGACTATTCATAAATGGACCGTTAAACAAAGTTCCCATGATACTCTGATTCTGCTGCAAGAGTGTATCGTACATACTCATTGCATTCTGAGCAATTGACGCTAGTTCAGACTTCAATGCATCAGCACGCTTCTTAGCGTTACTAATGGTTTTCTTGGTATGCTTTTCATCTGCTGATTCTAGCGCACTAATTAACGACTGAGCAGCAGCGAACTGATCTTTACTAGCCTTGCTCTGTAGGTTAGCAAGAGCCTTAGCTGCTGCTTCAAAGTTAGCTATCGTCGGCTTGCGCTTAGCAAGATCATCGAGCTTTACGATGTTCTTAACAGCGGCCGTTACATCTGCATTAGTAAACGGAGCCGGTGGCGCGGGTGCAGCCTTTACTCCACTTCTATACGGTGCGTGAGTAACAACTCTACGCAATCCGTGAGTAAGTATAGATACTGCATTTACCTGATTCCCGAAAGCTGTGATACCCTTCTCTTCAACACCGATTTGTTTCAATAGAGCTGCATCGCGTGCCTTCTTCATTTGGTTAACAGTACCCAATGTAAGCACGTTCATTATCCCTTGCGAGTGATCTTGCAACCAAGCAACGCCAGGAATTTTACGCTCTAGATGATCGGGGTTAAAGCCGCCGCCAGGAACGTTTTTACTAAGCCAGTTACCAGCCTTGTTAACCTCATCACGAATCTGACGACGGTAGATAATCGTTATGACGGCTACAGCCGCAAAGCCGTTAATCAACAGTAAGGCTCTAGATAACAGAGTTACCTCTGTCGTTGCCGTTGCTGCACCAGCCTCAACAGCAGCGAAGTTGTTAACTATGCCGGACGACCATACTATCATCTTTATAGCTGCTAACGTAAGTAGAATATTCTTCAATCCACCGAGAGCATCTATTACAGGCTTTAGCTGCTTATGGAATGTTAACAGAAGTAAGATAAGAGCTGGAATACCAAGCCCTAATGCAAACCTCGCGCTAATTACTCCACTCTCTGAACTTAAAGCAGCGAGGCCACCCTTACCGAATATCAACAGTCCTATAGCTTCTTGCGCTCTAACAGCCATACCGAAGATCGTAGACAGTGTGCCTCCAACTAACAGGAATATCCCTACGGATGCACCTATCTCACCTACCCATCTTTTCGTGCTAGGACTAAGCTTGTCGAACCACATCACAAAGTCCTTAATCGGCTTAGCAAACTTCTGGAACACCGGCAGCGCCGCAGTACCAATCTCTAAGACAAGTCCATGTAATTGATTAGTTAATTCAGCCCACCTAACCTGTGGGGTTTGTGACATAACTGCAAACGACTTTGCAACTTCATTATTGTCGTTAGCGACCTTCTTACTCACGTCACGATATAGGCCCAACTGAGTAACATAAGCAGAGAATACACGACGAGCGTTAACGAACTGACTAGAGCCAGTTACCTGCTTAAAGTAATTTTGTAGATCAACGCCACCCTTCTTTAATTCGGGGTGAGCCTTGACAATCTCCTGTACGATTCTAGATACGGAAAGTAGTTTACCGCCAGGAGCAATGTTCATGCCTACATCTTGACTAATCGCTTCGTGGTACTTACCGAATGTTTCCGTTAATCGCGCGAGTCCTGTAGTACCGATACGCAGCGACGGGAACACTCTTGACACGAATGCGATATCCTCGAACATCTGCTTTGTACTGTAACCAGCAGACTTAAATGCAGGAATAACTTGGTTCAACGAACTAGTCATCTCACCCATCGTCATAGCGCCGAAACGAACAGAAGCCTGCATCTGATTCATTACTTTAGGAATCTGCCGTGCGCTTAAGCCGAAGTTGTTGATTAGTGCGATGCCTGTCTTAGTTACCTCGTTAAGAGATACCTGCCCATAGTTGGCAGTAAAGACCCTACTGAATTCTTTGAGAAGTCCAAGACCTTCGTTTAACTGCTGCTTCTGTCCACCCTTTAAGGATAGACCAGAGAAGATTGAATAGAGGCCGCCAGTTAAATCAGAAGATTTAGCAGGAGTAGCACCCGTAACTAATTGGTGCTGTAACTGGCTCTGCAAGTAAGTAGCATTCCTCTGTACCTGTGCTACTGAGTTGCGGCCTGGTAACGTACTCTGTGTAGCAGCTAACGCAACTTGCGTATTGAACTTAGCTGCTGCATACGCGGCTCCTGCAAATACTGCGGTCGTAACAAGGCCGAACGTTTGCATCGTCCGGCCTACAGATTCGGCTACTTTACCATACTGACCTAGCCGAGAACCAGCACTTTTTGTAGCCGCATCAATTTCAACCATCTTTGCGGCTGCTAACTGCTGAGCACCCGTAAGGTTATTAATCTTGTCTGTTAACTGACCACTGATCTGCGTAAGTCTAGCTTCGCGCTCAACAAGATTTTGAGCAGCGATAGCCTGATTAGCATAACCAGCGGCAGCAGCATCAGCGCGTAATTGAGCAGCTTTAACTAACTGAGGATTCGCTCCTACAGTCTTAGCTAACTTCGCAGCCTTCTGCTGAGTTTCAATGGAATAAGCTTCTGATCTAGCTAAAGCGACTTGCTGTGCAGCTTGCGCTTTAAGTAATGAAACACGACGAGCACCGCTATCAACACTAGCCTTTTCGTTGATAGCCATTTTCTTTTGAGCTACAAGCTGAGACTGACGTAACTGTAAAGCTTGCTTTTGACTCGCTAGAGAGGTCAAAGCATTTCTGCGGCTAAGTCCAGATATGTCTGCACTAGCCTTTCTAAGATCATTAGAAAGGTAGTTACGTCCACGAAGGACAAGCATCAATTCGTATGCGCTAGCCACTACTTTGACCTCTCCATCGAGTCGGCTTCATGTTTATCCATTGCCTTTATAACAAGTATCATCTTGGTAATATCTCGCGGCTTCTGATCGTACAAACCCCCCACAGTTGGTAGAACACCGATCCGCATACAGAGTGTAGTTATCTCTACCCAATCAAGTGCATCTTCAACTATACTCTGTGAAACAACGCGTGGAGGAACTGGATTACCGCTTAAATCTCTTTCAACGTTACCTTCTGCGTCTCGCTCGTATCGCTCCCATTCTCCGACGATTGATTCTCCTCTTCCGGAGACAATGAGTTCAACTGCGGCGGAAAATCATCTAACATCACTTCATCCTCATCTTCGTTCAGATCATTGATTAGTTTTTCAATCTCTGACCCAACCTTAGGATTTAAGAGTTTGATTGACATTGGACGGCCGAAGTCGATCTTTCGCTTGTTCTGATCTGTAAGGTTATGATCCAAGATACAGTTAGCGAAGTCAAAGGCCACAGCCCACTCGTTATAAGATTCAAGCTCGATTTCACTAATAGCGTCACCGGGCTGTTTACCCTTCCGAGCAGGCTGTGACCTCATCATCATCCTTGTTGCCTTATCCCGTCGGGTAAGTTTCATACCGTAAGGCAACGGACGCAGGATGATGAACCCATCTTCGTCGTTAGGATCATTAGGATCGGCAGGAGCAGTTTTAAGCTCGTACCGCTCACTGGCATTAGGATCAATTGTAACTATCGGCATTTTCTCTCCTTAGTTGCCTTACTAAGTTATATTGACAGGCGACTTGCACTCGATACTATAGCCGGTTCCCCCTGAGATAGCCAGCGAACGCATTGTAACTGCTGCGCTAACCAGATCGGCCATTCCCTTAGTATCGACCGTGTACTGATCGTATGCCGTGCGGTAGTTAATGATTCTAACAGCCTCAGTCGCGGCACCGTATGTACTACCAGCACCACCAGGACGGTTAGACTCTAACTTAATGGAGCGGAGCGTGCTGTTCTTGAAGTTGTTGTACTCCGTCTTATCAAGGAAGTCAAGCTCCGTAGTTAACGTTGCTTCCGTCACACCGTATGCAATGAAGTTAGCAGCGCGTGACGGGTTAATGCGATTCTCTGCAACAGCAGCATGGTTGATATCCATAGTGTAACCGCTGAATGCCGGACTTAACGACGCGAACGTAGGAGTTAATCCAGCCGTATCAACGTAAATACTATGAGCATCTGCACCAAACAACTCTGCATCAATCCAGGTCGGAACACCGACTAACGTAGCAGCCGTATTCGCTTCTGCAAGACCAAGGACTGTAGCCGTACATTCAAGCACACCGTTGTTGATAGTGAATGACCACTCACTAATCACGCAACCGCTATAGAGGAATCCGACGCCATTACGCTTAATAGCAATCGAAATACCCTTAGCAGTACCACCGGGATACGTTGCACCAGCAGCCGTAGGACGTGCAATGTAGAGATACGGCCCTGAACCGGATTTAACGACCGAGTGACGTGAAGCGTAAAGAAGGTACGGAAGATAATTAGCGTCTACCTCGAAGTGAATAGGACCTTCGACGTGATACGGAGCAGGAACAACAGAACTCATCATTGCCTGTTCACGAATCTGTGGGCTGTAGTATTTAGCCTCGGTATAAACTAACGCCTCGTCTAGAATTGGCATCCAAACTCCAACACCAGAAGCCGTTGGATCAACAGCAGTACCGTATGTAGTTTCAATTCCAATCCATACAGCGTTATTGGAGCCAATGTCAACATTAGCCATTACATCTCACCCCCTGTATCCGGGGTTGCTGCCACAGTAGCCTCAGGAATTGCGGGAGTCTCTGCAACAGTATTTTCACTAGGAACTTCCTCGACTAACGGAATCAAGGACTTTACCTCTTCCGCACTTAACGAACTGGAACCACTAAGTGTAGCTCCTGGTATCTGCTTTAAAGCATCCTCCATTGAAATGCCCCGTAGTGCAACGAACTGCCTTTCCATATCTTCATCAATGTCTAACGAGCCACCGTTAGGAACAATGCCAAGATCATTGATAGCAAACTCTTTGCCTTCGGGGAAATGAGGATGCTCAAATTTAAGCGTATAGGACACTATTTGAACCTCCGTTGAGAAATACCCATCCAATTCAAGCGAGTACTAATTACTGCATCCCCCTTAGTAACTCTCGGAGGCAAAACACCAGGGACTTCGTTTTCAACGAATCCGTGGATTACGTGTCCACCTAAAGTCATATCACTTTCTAGGAACTCTACGACTTGTGTGGCTAAACGCAAATCTTCGTAGTTGCGTGTCTGACGATCTTCCTTCATATTAGCATGAAGGATATGTATTGCGGCGCGCATTCCGATAAGGAAAGTCGCTGTGCTGTGTAACGTCTTATCGAAGTTCGCAGCCATGATATGTATAGCTGGATATTTAGGATACATCTTCTCGTCATACTTAGCGATGTATCCGAAGTCAAACTCGCTTTGCTCTTGAAACAAATTAGCGAGATACTCGACCAATTCTTCTGGACGAGTAATCGTTGTGGGTGTGACGGCTACAACTGGCATTAAATATTCTCAGGGAACTCTTCCTGTACTCCCTCTTCAAACCACTTATTCCAAATACCAGCAAAGACAGCTTCATCAACTTCTGTGAATCCAATGAATTCACGCATTGGAAGGTTCTTACCGCCGCCTCCCATATTAACGATACCAGCTTCTTCGGGAGTAATTCTCTCACCTGATGCTAATTTGTTTAGAATGTTACCCTGATGAATACCCATCTGCGTAGTACCCATCTGATGCAGCCACATATAATCAGGAAGTTTAGTCTCGTCGAACCAGAGAGTATCTTCCCAAATTATCCATGCAGGGCCG